CCAGTTTCGATAATCGAGATAAAACTTGTTGGCCACAACCCGGACAATCATCTATGTCGGGGTTGAGGTCGCGACTTAGTCAGGCCTGATTGTGTTGGCCGCTATAGGCTTAGCCGTCGTCCGCGAGTGAGAGCCTTGGTTGTCGCCTGATCCACGTACAGGTCTGGCGGGGCGCTATAGTCATCGCATGCGCATGGGCTTGTGTCGCACATGCAGAGCAATGCCCTGTGATTGTCACCGTCAACCTGTCGTTGACCAACTTTGGCGAGCTCTTGTGCGAATGTGGCTTCATCCACATCCTCTGGCGCAGTTCGGGGGTTTAGCTCCGGCATCACGAACGGAGGACTTGCCATCGAGTCAGTCTCGCTTGAGTCGATTATCAGAGGCATGATATCCTCGTCATCAAGCAAGTCGTCATCGACGATGTCGTAGACGGAGCTCACCTTCGACTTGAGGTTGCGACGACTAAGGTCGACAACGGGCCCAGTAAAGCCAACTTTGTCGTCCCAAGAGTAGGCGGGCACTAAGTTTTGTGCCTCCAGCTCTTTGTCGACATTGTCGAAGAATGCCACCTGGATGGTGTCATTGAAGCCAACCTGCGATGTTTGCGCCAACTGGACAAGCTGGGTCGTCGTTGATCGTTTGATGCGATCCTCGTCCACCTTGTGCCCTCGAGCCTCACGTGCCGACGTCAAGGTCTTAACGGCGATCTCGCGGTCCAACGGGTGTCTCGACGAGAACGCCGTGGTAGCAGCCGCTTGACTGGTTTTTCCCTTGCCAAGCTTAAGCTTATAGCGGATCCCGGAAATCCCCTTTTGGGCGATCGCTTGCTCTTCGGGCGACAACTCCCAGGCTTCATAGCCCGGTGGCAATCGACGCAACGAGTTCGCGGCCTTGAACCAAGCCAGGATCTCTGCTTGCTTCTTGGGCTCGACACGACCATTCACGCTGTGGGCCTGAAACTGTCGCTTCTTCCAGAGAAGCGTCGCCACTGCGCCGAAGTCGTCAGACCAATGGCCCCAACCTTGGAAATCGGATTCACTCACCGAAATCCTAGGCTTGGGCTTCGACCCGGCCGCCAACATTTCACCCAGCCGTTGGGCAGCTCGTGCCTGCACCACGGCTGATGCCTTCGGGACAATCAGGGGACCCAGGCCCCCGGCATCATGGGTGGCGGCGACCACGGCTCTGGAAGCGGTAGGCCGTGATGGCTCGCCTCTTTGAGCACCAAGTACTCCCACGGAAGCTTGACGATCCGCGACTCCGGGTTGATTGGCCGGTTGATGCCGACCCTTGCCATTGCCTGAGACAACAGCACTTGTTTTAGCAGAGGCATAGGCCTTGCGCGCCGATGCGGCTTCAGCCTCTGCAGCCGCGACCCTGG